TGCTAACGATGACCTGATGCTTGAGGGGACCGATGGAGTCCAAGAGCTTACTCAGTTAGAGTTCTTATCGATCAAGCCTGAGCCTGAGGAAATTATTTAATATTATATCTTTATGAAATTCACCACTGCCCAAGCGGTCTACACAAGCCTCGAAGGACACCGCTATCAATACTTAGATCGCGCACGGTCCTGCTCTAAGCTGACGTTACCCTACGTTATGCCCGACGAAGGCCACGGACCACACAGCAGACTGGACACACCTTTTCAGGGCGTTGGGGCTCGCGGAGTAAATAACCTCGCCTCTAAATTACTGTTAGCACTCCTTCCGCCTAACGCCCCGTTTTTCCGATTGAACATCGACAGCTACGCCCTGGCTAACGAGGGAGCACCTGAAGAGTTGATCTCAGAGATCGAATCGACACTTCAGAAAGTCGAAGAGTCAGTCATGGATGAGATTAGTCGCGAGGCGTATCGCACAGCGATTCACTCAGCGCTTAAACACCTGATTATCACAGGGAATGTCATGCTGTATCTCCCTGACGAAGGAGGTATCCGGGTGTTCCACTTAGATCGATTTGTCGTCGATAGAGATCCAATGGGCAACGTGACCCACATAGCGACCAAAGAGAACATCAGTTACGACGTGCTCGATGAAGACATCAAGGCCCAGATTGCAACTAACGGCGGACAGCCGACCGATGAGGTTCACTTGTATACTGCTGCTTGTCGCGATGGTGATGAATTTATTATATATCAAGACATTAATGGTGTCGCATTGGAGAGCTCAGGGTCACGAGTTAACAAAGCGAAGAACCCGTTTATACCGCTGAGGTTCTCACGGATCGACGGTGAAAGCTATGGCCGTGGATACGTCGAGGAATACTTAGGTGACCTACAGTCACTTGAGGGACTCTCACGGGCGATCCTTGAGGGTTCTGCTGCGGCGGCTAAGGTTATGTTCTTGGTGAATCCTAACGGAACTACGCGTGCTCGGACACTCGCAGAAGCCCCCAGTGGCGCCATAGTCCAGGGTAACGCTGCAGACGTAACGACCTTACAGCTTAACAAGATTGCAGACTTCAGGACCGCTGAGTCGTCTATTAAGGTTATTGCTGACAGGCTCGGCGGCGCCTTCTTGTTAACCTCGAATGTCGTAAGGCAAGCCGAGCGTGTCACGGCAGAAGAGATCAGGATGTTATCCCAGGAGCTTGAGTCAGCGTTAGGTGGTTTATATTCATTATTATCAAACGAGATGCAGTTGCCATTTGTTAACAGACTGATGGACGTAATGAAGAGCAAGAAGAAGCTCCCTGCGTTACCTAAGGACATTGTTAACCCAGTGATCATCACCGGGGTCGAGGCGCTAGGCCGAGGGAACGACTTACAGAAACTTGACTTGTTCTTAGCAGGCGCTGCGCAAGTCGTAGGCCCCCAGGCGATCGCTGAGTTCGTCAATGTGAGCCAGTATTTCCAGAGACGTGCGACAGCGTTAGGCATCAAGACTGCAGGACTCGTGAAAGACGAGCAGCAGATCCAAGCTGAACAACAGCAGGCCCAACAGATGGCCATGATGCAGCAAGTAGCACCACAGGGCGTAAAGGCTCTCGGAGACCAAGCTTTAGAACAACAAAGGCAACAAGGAGTAGAAGAACCCACTGAATAAAAATGGCAGAACTACAAACGAGCGAGACCGTTGAACCGTCCGTTCAAGAACAAGCAGCTGTTGACTCTACGGACTCAATGGCACAGGCCTGGGACGATAACCAGGAGCAACTAGCGCAACAGCTAGGACAACAAGAAGACACCTCACAAACTGACCGCCCTGAGTGGTTACCTGAGAAGTTTTCTAGTGCCGAGGACATGGCGACTGCCTACCAGGAACTAGAGAGTAAGCTTGGGAACCCTGAGGCTACACCAGAGCCTGAGGGTGAACAACCTGAGTCTGTCAGTGCCATCAACGCGGCCACTGATGAGTTCATGGAGTCCGGGCAGTTAAGCGATGAGACCTTTGAGGCCTTAGAGAAATCTGGGCTACCAAAGCAGCTTGTCGAGTCTTACATTGCAGGCCAACAGGCAATCGCAGACACCCAGGCTAACGAAGTCTTTGGGGCTGTTGGTGGTCAAGAAGGTTACCAAGCGATGGCTGAATGGGCCACAGAGAACCTAGACGAAGGTTCACTCGATGCGTTTAACCAGATCGTTGAGACTGGCACTGTGGAACAAGCTAAGGTGGCAGCACAAGGCTTGTATTCACAGTTCCGTGCGGCTAGCGGGGGAGCCCCTCAGTTAGTCCAAGGTCAAACTACCGGGCAGTCTGTTGTTCCCTTTACGTCTTCGGCTATGGTGTCGCAGGCCATGAGTGACCCACGCTACAAGCAAGACCCAAGTTACCAAGCTGAAGTTCACCGCAGACTCTCTGTGTCTGACATCCTATAATAATAATAATAATAAACCCATGAACCTAATCAACTACATCGTAGACAACAAAGAGACCCTCATTAGCACACTTACGGCTATCGTTGCAGCAGCATCAGCTATCGCAGCGTTAACCCCGACGCCTGTTGACGACGGTTGGGCAGCGAAGCTCTACAAGGTCGTTGATTGGCTCGCTCTTAACGTAGGGAAAGCCAAAGACAAATGATTGGGTCTATCGTTAAATTACTTATAGCCTTCCCGTCACTGGGGAGGCTTTTTCTTTCTATAAGAGATGAATACACTAAAGAGCTTGCTAATCGCAGGCACACTCGTAATCGCATCCTTATCAACAACTGGGTGCACGACTCTGAGGCCAAGCCGGATACCCGAGATGATCCAGAGGCTTGAACAGCACGACTTCGATGCTGACGAGAAGAAGACCATTGGAGAGTTGTTAAATTATATTAATACACTAGAGAATGAGCTGTAGAGCATGGTTTACTGATGACGCACAGTTACCCCCGGCTGACCCAGTGTTAGCCATATGTGTCGGCCACAGTCGATACAATGACATGGGCGCTGTTGCGTGTGACGAAGAGACCAACGAGTGGACGTATAACCTACAGGTCGCTAAGTCCCTCAAAGAAGAACTCGATGACGCTGGTGTTCCCTCAGTGATTGTCCACGAGTATACCGGGAACAACTACGCAGAGTCTATGGAGAACCTGAGCGTTGAGCTTAGAGGACTCAAAGTTAACGCTGCGATCGAACTACACTTTAACGCTGCGACACCTGCGGCACATGGAAGCGAGATGCTCTACTGGTATAAGTCTAAGAAGAGCGAGAAGTTAGCCAAGTGTCTCCAGGATCAAGTAGTGAATACCTTCGGTGTCAAAGACCGAGGGGCTAAGCCAAAGACAGCGAAGAGCCGAGGCGCTAAGTTCCTAAGAGAAACACATTGTCCTGCTGTTATCACCGAGCCGTTCTTTGGCTCCAACGAAGAAGACTGGGAGATGTTTAAAGATAGCTTTGACACCTTAGGGTCTGTTTTAGCAGAAGGATTTATTAATTATTATAACAATGAAAAGACAGGGAGTCAGCCTCCGCAAAGAGCACAAGTCTAAGAAGGGAGGCCTCACAGAAAAAGGCCGTAAGTATTACAACAGTAAGACTGGGAGTAAACTTAAGAAACCCCAGCCTGGCGGTGGTCCTCGTAAGAGATCGTTTTGTGCACGCATGAGCGGCGTTAAGGGCCCTATGAAAGACGCTAAGGGACGCCCTACGCGCAAAGCGTTAGCACTGCGGCGATGGAAATGTTAACTATATAAAATTATGCCTAAAGTTGGAAAAAAGAAATACGCCTATACTGCTGCTGGTCAAAAAGCAGCGAAGAAAGAAGCTAAACGGACTGGTCTCTCGATCAAGAAGAAGAAGAAGTGAAACAAAAAGTAACCTTCAGTTGAAGCATGGCTAAAATATGTCCTAAAGGTATCGCATGGGCTAAGCGCAGGTTCGATAAGTATCCGAGCGCTTACGCTAACATGGCGGCATCTAAATACTGCAAAGACCCTAACTACGGTAAGGGCAAGCGGTCTAAACTTAAAATCAAAAAGAAACGTGGGTGAACTAGCAAACTGGCGAAAGCAGAACTGGGTCCGAATAGGCACTGACGGTAAAATCAAAGGACCATGCGGAACCTCAAAGAACAAAAACAATCCAGACAGATGTCTTCCATCATCGAAAGCGAAAAGCCTAAGCCAGACACAGAGAGCCTCCACTGCACGCAAGAAGAAACGTGCTGGTGCGAAGGGGAAGCAGTTTGTTGCCAACACGAAGGCGGCGCGTGTGAAGCTGCGGATCAAGAAATAGAGCTTGAAGACATCGCTAGGGTCGTCTTTTTAGACCACGCGCAAGACTTAGGGAAGCCCCTGGTCTGCACTGTCTACGGAGTCATTGAGCATATAGATAAAACATTTATTAATATTACATCGTGGCATCCTACCTACGAAGACGACGATGACACTAACCGAACCACTTATACTATCATCAGGAGCTGCATAAGACAGCTAGATGTATTTAACTAAAATTTTCCCTGAGTCTACCAAACCGAAGTAACTAGACTAGTAACCACCAAGCCCGATGCGTCGGACAACTTGCGGCGAACAGTAGAAACTAAAGTCCACAGACGAAAGAAACCAAAACTATAACTATAACTTATTATGGCACTATCTAATAATCCCACCATTCCGGGTAAGGTGAATGGCACTGGGGGACGCGCATTGCCTGCTGGCGCTTTGTCAGCTGACGCAGCGTTGTTCCTTAAAGTATTCAGCGGTGAGATCCTCACTGCGTTCAACGAAACGAACGTAGCTAAAGACCTCATCATGACTCGCACTATCTCTAGTGGTAAATCTGCTCAGTTCCCTGTCACAGGTAACGCTGACGCCAAGTATCACAAAGCCGGGGACGACCTCCTGGGCTCTGGTAACTACTTGTCTCAGATTGCTCACAACGAGAAAGTAATCAACATCGACGACATGCTTGTCGCTTCGTCTCTGATTCCACGCATTGATGAACTGAAGAATCACTATGACCTTCGGAGCATCTACTCTGCTGAGCTTGGTAAAGCCCTGGCTAAGCGTATGGACCTTCAGATCCTTAAGACATTGTTCGCTGCTGGTCTCACCACCACTGCTAACTACTCTGGCGGACCTACAGGAACTGAGCTTATCGGAGCAGACACTATGTCTGCAGGAGGCCTTGTTGAAGCGCTCTTTGAGTGTGCGCGCACCCTTGATGAAAAAGAAGTTCCCTCAGAGGACCGCTTTGCTATCTTGACGCCTCTTCAATACTACAAGCTGCTTACTGCTGACAACGTAGCAATCAACAAGGACACCTCAGGTGGCTCTGCTGATTCTGCTAGAGGTAGCATTGCTGAAGTTGCAGGCATCAAGCTCTACAAGAGTCCACACCTTGAAGGAGTCCAAGTCGGCGCCTTGAACGGTGATGACGCAAACGTAGCGAACTCTCCATTCGCAGACACGGCTGTTAACAACGACGACGCTGGTTACAACGGTGACCTCACAGGTCTCGCGCCTACTCAGTCAGGTTCTGACATTGGCAATGTTGGCTTCGTTGCTGGACACTCGTCTGCTGTTGGTTGCGTTAAGCTTCTCGACCTTGCGACTGAGTCTGAGTATCTGATTGAACGTCAGTCTACTCTCTTTGTTGCTAAGTATGCAATGGGCCTCGGCGTTCTTCGCCCTGAGTCTGCTGTTGTGGTTAACACCACTTCATCTGCTGCTAGCTAATAGCACACACTAAATTCATGCCTCGTCCTCATTAAGTTGGGGACGGGGTATTTTTTCATTTTATTAATATTATTATGCCACTCACTACAGAACTCGAAGCTGTCAATACGATGCTGAGCACCATAGGTGAAAGCCCAGTGACTCAGATCACTGTCACTACCTCACTGCCTATCTCTGCGGTCACCGCGATCACCGTGTTAGACGAGGTTAGTCGCGAGGTTCAGTCAGAGGGATGGCACTTCAATACGGTCAATAAGCAGACGCTTAGCCCTAACAGTAGCGATGAGATTGTTCTCGCGGCTGACATTATGCACGTAGATACCCTAGACCACTCTAAGGACATTGTGCAACGCGGAGGCAAGCTGTTTAACCGTGAAGACAACACCTTTACTTTCACAAGCGACATTGACGTCAGGTTGATGTTCCTTTTAGATTTCACTGATCTCCCTGAGCAAGCACGGAGATACATTACACTCAAAGCCTCAAGGGTCTTCCAGGCACGAACCGTCGGGTCTCAGGAGCTTGAGCAACAGATCCTACGGGATGAACTCAAAGCACGCTATAACCTCGAAGAAGCCGATGGCCAAGGAGCCGACAGGACTATCTTTGATAACTATGACGTTGCGTCTTGCCTCGGGGTCAACCGAAACTACGACATTCTCTAATGCCATTAATTAATACATCATTACCAAACCTTATCCAAGGGGTTAGCCAGCAGCCAGACGCTACGCGCTTCTCTGGGCAATGCGACGAGCAGGTTAACTTCATGAGTAGTGTTGTTGATGGATTAACAAAACGCAACGGCACTAGGTTCGTTAAGAAGTTGTTCTCGACGAACTCTGCGATCTCAGCAGACAGCTTTGTTCACTTTGTTAACCGGAGTGAAACTGAGCGATACGTCATGATCCACGATGGCACTAAGTTCCACGCTTACAATGTCCTTACCGGGGACGAAGCGTCTATCAATGGGACCACAGGAGGCTACACACCTGCGGCTGGAAGTTACCTAGACATCCCATCGTCGGTCGGAACCCCGCGTGGTCTTCTTAGAGCCTCTACTGTTTCTGACGGCACTTTTCTTGTTAACCGCGCAAAGACAGTAGCGACAGACCAAGCGTCTCGTGCAGCTACCTTAGACAAAGAAGCGTTGATCTTTATTAAGCAAGGAGACTACGAAAAGAAATACGCGGTAGACCTTACTTATTCTACTACGTCGCCAGTCGCTGCACAGGTAAACCTTACATACCAAAGGACGGTATATGGGAATCTCTCGCGATACGTGTTAACATCAGTCGGATCTATTGCTAATGGAGGACAAGGGTATACTAACGGCCAAACTTATACTGTTGTTAGTTTCCCTGGCACTTACAGCTCAAAGGATGTCAAGACTATCGGGAGCACTGACGCAACGCTAGTTGTAGGTGTTTCAAACACAGCAACAGGAGTCGTTACTTCTGCTTCAGTTGGAAACAACGGGCCTGCGCTGAGCATCGGAGACAATGAAAACGTAGGGGATACTATTTCAATAACAGCTACCCTGGAACTAGGGGAAGCTGTCGCCACAACAGGGACAGTCACTAACAATGTGTCTATAACTTCTGGAAATCATAGTAGCGCAACAAACGCAGACACTTCAGTTATTGCAGGCTTATTAAACACTGCGCTTACCACTCCGCTTGGTTCTGATTTTTCTAAAACCATCAACGGGAACCTCATTGTCTTGACCAGAGCATCAAACAAAGGAGACTTTGAGATCCGCGGGCACGATGGGCTCGGCGATGGCGCACTCGGCGTTGTCTATAAGGAAGTCGGTTCGATTACTGACTTACCACTCTACGCTAAAAATGGCTTCATAGTTAAAGTCCGAGGAGACCAAGAGTTATCTGCTGACGACTACTACGTTAAGTTTGAGACAACCGACGGCCAAGACATAGGGAACGGTGCGTGGGTCGAGACGTTCGCGCCTGGACAACTTAGGAGTTACGATAATTCCACGCTGCCTCGATTAATTACTAATACATCATTAAACAAGTTTGAGATCAATGAGATCAAAACGGCCCCTAAGTTTGTAGGCGATGAGATCTCTAATCCGTTCGCTTCGTTTGTCGGTAAGAACATACAGAACAGTGTGTTCTTCAAGAACCGCTTAGGGTTTATCTGTGAAGGCAACGTGATACTCTCAGAGGCGGGACTAGGCGCACGTAATAGCTCAGGGGACTTCGAGTATAACTTTGGACGAACCACTGTCACAACCCTTCTAGACTCAGACCCGATTGACGTCATTGTTGAGGCACAGCGTGTCGTTAGTCTTACGGCAGCCGCTACGTCCCAAGAGAACCTCATACTGTTCTCAAATAACGGA